TCTGCAAAGTCTGATGGTGTCTATGCACCGGTGGCTCACTTGGCTCGTGTGGATACCAAGGCGACGGGTGCATATGCAACGAAGATTGCGGGTGGCACGTACACGAACAACACTAACACAGGTGTCAGTCAGGGTTAAAGATAGTATAGTGATGTAAAAAAATGTACCGTATCGCTTGGGTTAGCAAGCTTACGGGATTCACTGGACACGGCGAATGGGTGTTTAATTTTGCAGTTGGATCACATCTAGTCGAGACTGCGAATCGGCTCTATCCCGAAATCTCTCATACATTAGAGGGTCCTAAGGACCACGTGCCGCCTGCTTCCACGTAGAATTGCACGCAGCACACTGATACATCCACATAACATTTTTGGCATCCAACTTGATGCCCACAATGTTAGACTCCTTACCCTTTGTAGGGCACACTGGGTTCGGGCACTTCATATTTGTGAACCGGGGCAGCGTCGGATCGTGCTTCAGATACGGGTTGATAGAGTACTGAATCGACGTATCCTGCAGGAGATCGTGATCATAAACTACGGGGTTTGCCTTCGTAATCTCCTCCTCGTAAGGACACTGGCGACACTTGAGGAAGGCTGACCCATCTCGCTCTTCAATGTTGTACATCATATTGTCGCACTTGGTACAAAACTTCATTCTGTAACTAGGTCTTCTTGTATCTAAGGGCTTCCATTTTTTGCACGGGCTTCCGCGTTCAAAATGAATACTTCGCCACAAAGTAATCGGCTCTATTTATCACAGGATGCTTAAGTCTAAGCTTTCGGAGTTTCTTAATGGCACTGGCAAGGAGAGCGATTCAGATAAGAAGAAGAACGGTCGCAAGGCAGAGGGCGACAATGCCACTCACACGGGTATGTCCGGTGGTGCATGGCGAATTGACGAGGAAGACGTGGATGAGTTCTACAAGCTGTATTGCGAGTACATCAATCACGGACACGGCGCTCTGCATATGACAGAGAAGAGCACTCGGATTGGTGCGATGCGCGTTGACCTTGATTTCAAGTACAATGGGCGTCACGACAGCCATCTGCACACGCAGGAACAGGTTGTCAACTTTGCGAAGGCGTACATGGATGAGGTCAAGAAGTTCTTGGTGATTCCGGGGGCAGTTGAGCTGTTTGTGAGCGAGAAGCCGGAGCCCACATTCTACCCTGCTGGGACAGACAAGAACAAGACTGCCGACGACTTCTCTAAGTCGGGTCTTCACATCGTAATTCCTGTTCTGAAGACTAACCATTTTGTCGAGGAGGAGATCCGTCGCACGCTGCTCAAGCGTATGGATGAGTTCTTTCCCGGGCTGCCCCTGGCTGACAAATGGGACAAGGTCTATGACGAGGGAATGCTGATGCACACGAAGCCTTGGACACTTCTGGGCTCGAAGAAGAAGGAGGGCACACCATATCAGATCAAGTATATCTTGGACTGGACGCCTTCCACGTCTGACATCAGCATCGACAACAATGTGCCTTTGCAGATCACTCCTGACCTTCTCCGCCAGATGTCGATCCGGTCAAGCCCCTCTGCAGAGACGCCGATGGTTGAGGAGGCGGCGACGCGGTTCCGTAAGAAGGCAGAACAGGAGGAGATTCGGGCATCGATGGGTCTCCAGCGCGGGCGCGGTGCCACTCGCGAGCCCGGGGAGAAGCGCGGATCTCGTGCCTCGACTCCAGAGCGGAACACGTATCGTCTGCCACTCTCGGATGATATGATCTCGTATTATCGGGATCACGTGATGAATCTTGCTTCGTTCCGTTACACAAGCTACGAGGACTGGATCAACACGGGCATCTGTCTGAAGAACATCCACCCTGACTCACTGGAGGCTGTCTTCTATGACTTCAGCGCCCAGTATGAGAACTATGATCCCCGTCTGGCGCAGTCGAAGTGGGACAGCTTCAGCTTCCGCACCAACGGTCCCGTTCTGTCTGAGCGCAGTCTCCGTATGTGGTCGCGGATGGACAACCCTGGTGAGTACGACAAGATTGAGATGAAGAACATCGGTGAGCTTGTGGAGGAGGCTACGAAGACGATGACGGAGCACGATATGGCTCGCGTGGTCTTTGCAATGTTCCGTGACGAGTTCAAGTGCTCGGACTACAGTCAGAACGAGTGGTATCGCTTCGTGGGTCATGTCTGGAAGCTGACCAAGAAGGGCGTTGGTCTCCTTGCCAAGCTGTCCAGCGATGTCTGGAAGAAGTTTGTGGAGAAGGAGAACGAGATGGGGCGTCTGAAGGAGGTGACGGAGCCTTGCTCGTGTGGTGGTAAGAAGAAGGGGGAGGAGCCCGTTGAGCCGTGCGAGATGTGCAAGATTGAGAAGCGGAAGCAGAAGTACGTGGATGCACAGAAGAAGCTGAAGACGACGGCATTCAAGAAGAACGTTATGGAGGAGGCACGGCTGCTGTTCCTCGATGAGGAGCTGTCCATCAAGCTGGATACGAACAAGAACCTGATCGCATTCAACAACGGTATCTTTGACACGCTCAATATGGAGTTCCGCGACGGTAAGGCAGAGGACTACCTGAGCTTCACCACCGAGCTGGACTACCACAAGGACCGTCACTACACTGAGTATTCTTGCTGGAAGGAGCTCTGGAAGTTCCTCAGTAGCATTCTGCCCGATCCAGAGGTTCTGAACTACTTTATGGCGCACCTTGCAACCTGTATGGTGGGTGGCAATCCTGCGCAGAAGTTCCACATCCTGACGGGTTCCGGTTCAAATGGCAAGTCGATGCTGGTGATCCTGATGGCGACCTGTATGGGTACGTATGCGTGCAAGGCTCCGATTACGCTGATCACCCAGGACCGTAGCAAGGCTGGTGTTGCAAGTCCTGAGCTGGTTCGTATGAAGGGCAAGCGCTTCGTCACGATGCAGGAGCCGGAGGAGGGTGCCAACATCAAGACGGGTCTGATGAAGGAGCTGTCTTCTTGCGAGAAGATCACTGCACGTGATCTGTTTGCTGGCTCGAAGGAGATGATTGACATTGAGATCCAGGCGAAGTATCACGTTTCGTGCAACAACAAGCCGAAGGTCGACACCCAGGATGGTGGTACGTGGCGTCGTCTGCTGGTGATTGACTTCCCGAACAAGTTTGTGCCGAACCCTACGGCTCCGAATGAACTGCCGGATGACAAGACCATTCAGATGAAGGTTGAGAGTACGGAGTGGGCTGAGTGTATGATGAACTATCTGGTTACGATCTTCAAGGAGGGTCACGGATTCAGGAAGCTGCCTGTTCCGGAGAAGATCACTCTGAGCACGAGCGAGTACAAGAATGAGACGGATGTGGTGGGTCGCTTCATCGCAGAGTTCGTCCACCCGCTTGATGCAGACGTTGCCGCCGGGGATACGGTCAACACAGGAATGATGAACCGTGAGTTTCAGCGCTGGAAGCAGGAGAACAATCTGACGCACGGCTCAACGGCTGAGCTGAAGAAGCGTATGGAGGTTACCTATGGACCGCACCCTAGGCACGGCTGGACCTCTTTCCGGTTTGGCGCCGCTTAGAACCGACGTTCCGTCCCTTGCGACCACGGCGAGTGCGACGGCGGGCACCAAAGGGCATAGTGGGTGCAGTGGGAGGAGGAGGCGGTGCAGGAGCAGGTGTAGATGAAAACCAGGTGCGGGGATCAGACCAGGACATTTATTAATTCTACGTATTTTTTAATGCAGGGTAAGCTCAACATCATCCTTGATATCGACAACACGTTGCTGGAGTATATGGTGAAGGATGCCCCGTGGAAGGATCTCCCTGAAGAGGAGAAGAAGAAATACGATTTTTACCAGGGGTTCGTTCTGCGTCCTGAGCTTTGGGACTTTATGGCGTGGATGAAGAAGCTTGCAAAGACAGTGAACTTGTGGACGCTATCTGACCGCGACTACGCAAACTGGGTGAAGGAGATCATCGAAGAGAAGATGGGTGAAGGATTTATCACGAACGTTTGGTGCGATGAAGATGATGAGAAAGCACAGGCGCATACAAATCCTACAACAAAGATCCAGAAGAACCTGAACTGGATTTGGGATCAGGGTATCTTCAAGCCGTGCGACACAATCCTGATAGACGACTACGAGATCAATATTAAGAATGAAGCCAACTACCGTAACGGGATCCAAATCAGGAAGTTCGCGTTATGGAGTCGTGTGACAAAGAGGGATCCGTTCGGACCGTATAAGGATATGTCAAAGGACCGTGCACTGCTGGATGTTGTGGACGAGATCAAGAAGATTGATCAATCGAAACTGTGCAGTAGCCCCGATTCGCGTCCTATTGAGAAGGCTGTATTACGAGTGAGTGTTCCAGGTGGTCGCAAGCGTCGCACCCACAAGCTTAAGCCTTCCCGGCGCCGATACGGGACAGCACGTAAGTACGGAGGAGCCCGATCGTGAACACCACCAGCACGAACGAGATCACGAGGTTCACGAAGGCAGAGAGCACATCGCCGACCTTGAGCGTGACGCCACCGACCGTCACCGTGACAGCCGACAGACCCTTGCCCGCCGACGCAGCCGGCGCGAGGAGCGGCGTCAGGATGTCATCTGACAGCGCCGTGAAAAAGTTTCCAACAACACTGCCGAGGTAGAACGAAGCAGTCAGGATGATGATGTCCCGGGTATCAAGCATTTTTATTATGATGGGTATACTTTATTTCGTCAATACAATGGACACTCGGTTCTGGGGACCCAGTGCGTGGCAACTATTTCATTTGATTGCGTTTACTTCCAAACATCCGGACGATGTGCTCAATCAGATGAAAGATGTGCTTCCTTGCAAGTTCTGTAGGGCTTCGACGACAGAGTTTGTCGGAAAGCATCCCCTGCGCGGCGACCCTGGCAAGTGGCTGTATGACATTCACAATATGGTGAATCACAAGCTGAGGAGCCAATGCAAAGATGATCCTGCGGTGATTAATCCTGGTCCCGATCCTAGTTTTGAAGAGGTTAAGAAGCACTACGAGTCTTTGAAGCCCACTGCTGCCCCGGGTGCAGACTTCCTGGGCGCAATCGCAGCAAACTACCCAGATGATCCTGAGCCGGCGCAAATGGCAACACAGCGCACATTCTTGCACGCTCTGCATCACGCATACCCGTTTCCTGAGTTGCAAAAGAAGTATGACGCCTACATTACAGCTCACGAGCCTGAGTTAGAGTCGCGGAAAGCGTATATGAAGTGGATGCACGGACTTCTGTCTGCCGTGTCAAAAAAGAAGATTCAGTCCTACAAGGGCTGGGCACATCATTTAGCGTATTTCAAGAGCGGTTGCTCTAAAAAGACGTATCACGGAAAAACGTGTCGTAAAACAGCTGGTGGCCGGACGAAGGATCGTGATCATCGGCGCACGTTCCGGATTGTTCATCGTAGATTACTTTGATTTAGGTGGCTTCGGTTGTGACTGTACTTGAAGTCGGGCGTGACGGGCAGAGTAGACATCTGCCTTCTTCTCCTTTGCAGTCTTCTTTGTCTCACGGCGAGTCTTAGGCTGATCCATCTTGAAGTGATTTGCTTTCACTCAAAGATTTCCGTTTTAATACATCTTGCCACCGCGACGCGTCTTGCGGGTCTTGCGCGAGCGCCGACGAGCACCCACGAAGGATTGCGCGCCATTAAGAGGGTATGCTTCCTGGGCAACCGAGTTCAGGTTGGCACCCGTTGAGCGCGACGAAACGATGTCAGCATCACTGCCGAAGTCGTCATACCCCGTCGGCTCACCACCAGCACCACCCTTGTAGGTCTTCTTCGCCATCTTGAGGACCTGACCGAACTTCATTCCCTTGTGGGACTTCATCGTCTTCTTCACGTGAGCGAGCCACTTGTTTGCCATTTTGTTTAGTTGACAAGAAGTTATTGCAGACCCGCTGGTTTTTCAACGAAGCCCGGGGCGGCGTGAGGGCTGTCAAAAAGGAGCCACTGGCATCCATACGCGGAGGCGATGGCTGGATCAAGGGCAGCTTTCCCAAACGTAGGATCCGGGGCAACCAGAGTGATGGCATTGCGATTGTAAGAAACCAACTCAGTTTGATCACGAGGATGCATTGCTTGGGCATAGAGAAGGCGACGTAACTTCGAATCGTTCCACGACAGGTTAACCAGCGGACCCAGCTCAGAACCTTGTACATTGTCTGACACCACAATCAGCCGATTCTTCAGTTCATCCAGAGGTGTGTCCACATCCACACCAGAGACCAGATGGCGACGAACCGTTGTCTTCAAACAATCGGCAGCGTGGTTCAGGGTCACGTTGTTCGTGGTGTGGGGTACGATAGACAGGACAAAGGGATCTTCTGTCGACTGCCACGCCTGAATCAGATCTACACACACGGAATCAAACGTCCAGTACTCATACGCATAGTCGTATCCAAGATTCAACGGCTTCTTGGCTACGATTGGCTTCCCATTTTCATCTCCATACACGTGGACCTCCAGGAGACGCCGACCTGACTCGATGACACTCTTTGTATCCTCAAAGACACCACCCGTCACGTAGTAATCACAGAGGCGCTTGCGAGGTCCGGCTTCGGTAAAGTCCTCTTGCTTCGTTGCATCGTGCCAGATGGTGTATCCCAAGATTCCGACAAGTGCGGCTCCAACTGCAAACTCCATTATTAACTACTGCCTTCTATTTTTGGCACTCTGAACAACATCTGACGAAATCCATTGATGACATCGTCGGGGATACGTTCTTGCATTGGAATCTCCATCAGACAGGAGCGGTGAAAGTACAGGCAGTACATTCCACACTCCGAATCCTTGAACTGATGGCGCGTGGCATTGAAGGTCATCTTCATCGGCTTGGAGTGTTTGCCCGTTGCATCCCACTGAGTCTTCCACCGCTTCATCAGCGTCTTGATCTCTTTTTCGGGTGCGTGTGCATAGGAGTCAAAATACGTGATGCGCGGATACTCCAGATCAGGGCGTACATCGCAGAACAAGGCGATCCAGTGTTCACCCGGTCCATCGTGGGGATCGGTGTTGAAAACAATGCCAATCTGCTCGTGACCAGCGCTAGCCAACTCGGGGAGCTTCATTGCACAAAGGGTACTTACAATGCACTCTTGGGTCTCACTCTTGAGATCAAAGTCGATGGGAATGCAACCAAGAAAGAAGTAGTGGGGAAACAGCTTGACATACTCCTTCTCCACGTGATCAATATCATCCGATGACAGCCACTCATAACGATTAAGCGCCCATTCCTTTGATGCAGCAGGTTTCTTCATCAGCGATGACACGATACACTCTGCAGAACCCGTTGAGCATTGATCGTGGAGACGGTGCTGAATGTTTGTCCACATTTCTTCAGGCGTTCCCTTGGGAATCGGAGGTTCCTTCTTATCTTTCTTGTTAATGACCTCGCGAAGACGTTCGACTTCTTCTTCGTCGACCCAAGACATCCTTGTTCTAAAACGGATACTATTAAGTCAGAAGAAGAACAATACAGATGGATGCCCTCAAACCTGTTCTCTCTGCCTATGCTGACGTTACTCGCCGACTCAATGAGGTTAACGCGGCTGCAAATGGACTTCGTGATGAGCGTCGCACAGTCGAACTGGATCTCACAGCTCTCTATGCAACATCCCGTGAAGCACTCCCCGACAAGATTAATCTATCGAGCTCAGGAATGGTCTTTGCAGTCAAACGCCCAAACCAGTGGAAGAAGGGTTGGGCGCTCTCCAAGAAAGAACTGAAGGGATATTTGGATGAGTTGGTTCCCGGACAAGCCGAGGCGGTTATGAATGAGATTGTTAAGCGCCAAGAGGCGAAGATGGTGGAGACGGATTACGGATTTGAGCTGAAGGTGGTGAAGCGTGACTGAGAGACTCTTCAATCTCTCGCAGGGTGTTCTGAATGTCTGCAAGATGGCGTTTCGCTTGGACCAGGTTTTCACGGGGTAGAAACCCACTCTGGATACGCGTAAGATTACACACAAGCGAACCATTCGTGCTCAACAGACGGGATGCCAGAGTGAAGAAGGGCTTCACCATCAACGTGATATGACATTTTACAACACATTATTTTTAAGTGCTATCATCCACCCGCTGGACGAAGTAGTTCAGCAATTTATCCGACATATCGCGGACACTGAACTCCCACACGCCTGCCCAGTTAGGATGGATAATCTTGCGAATATCTTTGATGCCGTCGAGAATGACGTGGCGGTCGACATACTTGCGGTTCAAGTGCGTTCCGTGGTAGAGATGATACACTGCACCCGACGTACAGGTGATCTTCGGTTTAGGAAGCTTATCAAACTCTGTGTATGCCGGGACCAGCGCAGGCTTGAGGTAGGTTGACGGGAACTTGATACCCAGCCACGCAGCCGCAGACAATGTATCACCACTACCCGTGATTCCGTATTGAAAGAAGCCTACTTTGCGGAACCACTTGCGCGTGAATGCCCACGCAAACCCCGGATGGAGCTTGTGATCAAACGTCTTTTTTTTGTCCATATAGATCACGGATTCGCGCACTTGAGTGATAGTGGTGTATGTCAAATCCATCCAGACAGCGGTGGTAAAGGGTTGAACGACATCGTGATCGGACAATGCAGATGAGACCTCCGAATACCAGTCAGGATTTCCAAAGACAATGTCTGCATCCATAAACATCACCTTCGAATAGTACCACGGGATCTTTGCCTCCAGCAGAGTGCACAGCCGCTCCTTGTGGAACATATGCGACTTCGCCCAGACGTGAAAGGCATCCTTGATCTCAGGCTCGCTCTTATGGAAGACCAACTCCAAAGTATAGTAGGGGATCTTTGCAAGCTTCAACTTTTCGATTGTATAGAAATAGTTCATCAGCATACGCTTGGATTTTGCGGGATTGAAGAAGACAAATCCGATTGCCATATCAGCCCTCCAAGGTCCTCTGTAGCGCACACTCGCCACATCAATAAATCCGCCTGGATGAACTTTTGGTGGAGCATCCGGAAGAGCCGTATACATCATCGACTGTGCAGCTCCCATTGTGTAGGAAAACGGATAAAAGATTCGCCAGCAATCCACAAGGCAATGTCTGATACATATTCGCCCTACAACGCGAGGAATCAACCCTTCACGGAACGCGATATCCACCGCATTCTTCACCGCCACGGATTGCCGCACTATCGAGTTGTCAATCCCAAGGTCTTCCAAACGGCGATGGTCCACACAACATATGTCAAGCGAGCTGAATACACTACCCCTGATGGACGTCCGGCGTCTCTTGCTCCGTGTCCATCCGGTGTGATGCCTCTCCAGGATGAGAGCTATGAATGCCTGGAGTTTGAAGGAGACTCCGTGCTGGGTGTTTGCGTAGCTACCTATCTGCGCCGCAAGTATCCCGATAAGAAGCAGGGGTTCTTGACCGATGCTCGTAAGGAGCTGGTCAACAACGAGCGTATTGGTGTATTGTGTCAAAAAGTAGGATTAGATGCATACTATGTGATCTCTCGGCACAACGAAGAGTCTGTTGCCATCAATGGACGAAAGAACATCCAGAAGCTGGGAGACATCTTTGAAGCCTTTATTGGTGCTCTGTGGACAGACTGCGGAAACCGATTCAATATTGTCTATACCTTTGTGACGAACGTGATGGAAGCATACATTGATATTCAAGATGCTGTAACCACCGTCACCAACTACAAG